TTCAAAATATTTAGAATTAAGAACTGGTGAAACAAGAAAAAGCATTATTTATAAATGGTGTAAGGATATTTATGATGAAAAATATAATGGGAAAAATTATTTTATTCTTTCAATGAAACAATGGTTAAAATACATTCCTACTGAAACTAATATCGTTAAACATTCTTCTCACTTCATCAAAATATATAATAAGATATTGAAGGAATTTGAAAAACATAAAAATACAAAAGGAGTAAGAGTATTTAGTCTATTACCAAATAAACACTCATTTACAATGGATAATATCCAAATATGCTCTACTGCTCTAAATGATATAATTTCATATTTAACCAAAGAACAAAATTGTAAAGACTTTGATGAAAATAAACGAGAATACTGGTTAAACTTGTTTAATATTGAAAAATATGAAACAGAACATAAGAAATTTCATTACACTATTTTTACTGATGGAAAATGTGGAGTGATTACAATGGATAAACCAAAAGCAAAAGAAGTGAAAACAAAAGAAATTAAAAATATTGATTACGAACAATATGTAGGAATTGACCCTGGCGTCCGTGTATTATTTACTTCTTGTAATGAAAATAATGAAATCTTACAATGCTCTACAAAAGAATATAGACATAAAAGCAAAATTATTTATGCTTCTAAGAAAAGAGATACTTGGTATAAAGAATGGGAACATTATGCTTTATGGAAAAGTATTCCAAGTTTCAAAGTAAGTAATACTAAAAATATGTTAAATTATTTTGAATATGTCTTACCAAATATAGATACATTTTTTCAATTCCATTGTGATAAAAATTTTAGAGGGTTAAACTTTACTTCTTATTGTAGAGGTAAAGCAACATTAGAAAAAATATGTAGAAACATCACAAAAGATAAAAAGACCCTAATAGGTTTTGGAGATTATTCACAACAACACGGATTAGTAAAAAATCATCCAACAACTCCAATTCTAAAATTAAAGAAAGAGTTGAAACGATTTTGTGATGTTGTGGATATAGATGAATGGGGAACAAGTAAAACCTGTCATAAATGTTTTGAAAGAATAAATCTTTACAGAAACAAGAAATTATGTAAAGGAAAAGCAAGAATGTCTCAATACCATAGCGTAATCCGTTGTAGTTCCAACGAGTGTAAATTATGTTGTATGGATAGAGACATAAATGCTTCTAAAAATATTTTACTTCTTTTACAATGTGAAAAACAAGGAAAAAGAAGACCAAAATGTTTTAGGGAACAAAAAGAATAAATACCTACGATACTCCTTTTAGGAAGATAAGTATGGTAAGGCGTGAAATTCGCCATTATACTTTTTAATTTTTTATGCCGTAAAAATCGGCGTTTGAAATGTTAAAAGGTGTATTACGTATTTGATAAAATCATAAATTATCGATAGGCTATATAGTATTGCTTAAAAGGATGGATTATCTACAAATGCCATGGTGGCCTTAGTGCCACCCTTTAAATTATTCGTGTCAAATTGTGAATACATATAAATGCCACTTATTGATGCACAATACACTAATATAGTCTCCTTCAGAATGATCTTCAACGGCTTTTTGTCTTCTTCTAGTGAAAACTTCATTTCTAAAAATTTAAAAATAAAATACATGGATGAAATAGCTAAAGCATACATAAAGACGTCAGTCATTTACATTACCTTAAAATAAAGTTAATGTAAATTTTACGAATTACTTGTAATTTATCAATGGTTGTAACTATGTAAGGATTTCAATTTCTTCCAGTCCAATCGATGATTTATTTAATACTTTTGGACGTTCTAAATAATCTACATCCATGTCGGTTAACTTTATTTTTTCACCGATCACTAGCCTATCACTATCATCATCGTCTGACATCTCGTCTAATTTACGTATTTCGTGGTCGTGCGTGTGTATACGGTTCAATGTATCCTCTATGGTAGAGTCATTACGTTCACTCATTTGAGTATCTATATTAAACGATTGCTCCAGCTGGTTAAATTGTACAGTATCTGTTTTGTCGGTAGACGATGTATGATGCGTATGGTCATGGCTAGAAGATGTATTTGTTGTTTCCATTGCCGCCTTTTTGTCTGTTGGTTGCTCGACAGTTTCTTCTATAATAGGTTCAGATGAAATGATTTCTTCTTTTTCTTCAATTTGAACATCCTCTTCTATTGTCTCATCTAAATAGACTTTCAATATATTTTCTATATGAATATTCTCTCGAATCGTATTTAAAATTTGTTCTCTTACAATTAATTCTAGTTCACGGTTATGTTTTTGTATTTGGAGAGGTGTAATGTTTTTCTCAAACAGATATATGTTTGTATACACCTTTCTAGCGCTATTTATATATACTTTATGAATAAAATCATTTAATGATGGTATAGAAATATCTACCTTTTTCTGTTTATTTCCAACACGCATACACGTCAAACTTTTTAATTGAATAATATGAACACAACTAATTAAATCATTTAGATATCCACAGTTGCTCCGTTCGACAATTCGTTTTGTTTCCTCTTCTAATATGGTTTGATTCCATTTAGGTATTCGTGCTAAAAAATTCTGAAACGTCATGAGATATTTATCAAGTTCATCGTTTTCCACACACAACTTCCACGACTCGTCAAATATAGACTTCAAACCTTCTAGAATTAATGGTGTTAAAATGTTAATTAATCTTGCACACCATTCGTTTCTAGACTCTTGTAAACTAGATACTGAATAATCGTCCATTTACATAAATGATATATTTTCTAAATTGTATTCTGAACGGATTAATAGAAAATGTAAAATACAACCCATTAGTAACTTTTCATCTCGAAACTCTCTTTTTATCTTCTGAATAAACACTACGTATTCGTATTTTTTTATTTCATCGATACTTAAATCTTTAATATATTCTGTAATATCAAGACTACTAAATCCTTTTTCGTATAAGATCTCGATTATATCTGGTAACATTTTGTGTTTTATTTTTTCTATTTCGGACTTGAACTTTTCCTTTCGTTGTTTATTTGTCTTTATCAACGTAGGAAAGCTTTGTTCTAAATTATATTTATGTAGGTTAACCGTAATATCATTTACAGTGGGCTCTGGAACATATATTTCGCAAAATCTAGACAATATAGGTCGTAATATTTTATATTTATCATCTACTACAATAAAAAATCGGGTAGTGTGATTAAATAGTTCGATACAACGTCTTAATGCCGATTGTGCGTCTATAGTTAACTTGTCAGCATTCAACAGTACAATACTTTTGAATACATTTCCATCTTGGATGTCGATATTTGTCTTGGCAAAAAATTTTAAATCTTCTCTAATAAATTTAATTCCTTTGCCATGCGCACAATTTACGGTCATAATATAATTTTGTATAAACTTCTTGTTATCACCATAGACACTCTTTAGAAAGTCAAACAAAATTGTTTTTTTTCCACTACCTGCTACTCCGTGAAATAGAAGATTTGGGATCTTCTTTTGTACAATATAATTATTTAACTTTGATACAATGGTTTCATGAACATGAAGCATTACTATGTATATACTAGTTTTGATTTTAACTAATTTAACGTTAATATATTATCTCATATATACATTGTTGTGAATATAGGTTAGGTCTATATTGTAAGTATAATTAGTACAATTCTTTTGCACATATTATTATATGAATTATTTGATTTATCAACTATTTAGTGGCGTCGGATTCTGTAATCAATTATTTTCATTGGAAACTGCTATTTATTTAGCGAATATTAGTGACCGCAAGTTAATATTATTAATCAAAAATCCACTATGCCATTGTGGACGTGCATCATGGGAATACGGAACATTCATGGATTTTTTTAGCAAACAATACATGAAATACTTACCAAATGGTATCGAGGTTGTATATGGTAATCCTTCTTCGGATTATTATGATATTATAAATAATACTGAAACAACAATTACGATGACATATGGTACTAGTTTCTCGCAGATCGGATTTATTGATAAAGATATATTTATGATATATAATGCGGATATATCTAATTCAAAAATAAAACAATTCTTGAATGGCAGAAAACCGGTTATATTTGATCTCTCAACCTGGACACATGAATATATTTACATTACCGAGTCTAATGCATCCAGGTGTTTTTCTAACTTTTTAACAACAACTACAAATTATCAACTCATGTCGAATATATGCGAATCTTTAACGTATTTACATGAATCGTTTTATTTCGCATTAAAAGAATTGAACTATCCAACCAACTATATAAGTATTCATTTAAGATTTGGAGATTCCAGATGGTCAAAAGACGAGGTAGATTCCAGGTGTATAAACGATACCACCCATTTATTTAATACAATCGAAAAATATAATACATGTAACAATCAAATTGTTATAATGGCAGATAGAACAGACACCTTATTCTTAGAAAGTATACAAAATAAATTTGGCGGTAATATTACCAATACAGAGGATATGATACGAAATATAGACTTACAACCGTATTTTTCAAATATACGGAATCTTAATGTAGTCATGTTCTTATTACAAAAATACATTTGTGAAAAGAGTAATGTATTTATAGGTTACGAAGGCAGTACTGTATCCAATCATATTCATTATATGAATTATATCAATAATAAACCGTGCGTACATTATGTAAATAGAGATATTATGTATAATATATTTGAATATTCATGGTATACAAATGGTATACCTGGTGGTGGAATTGGTTGGAAACTATTTTTCTCAGACAATATTTATAAAAATAAATTGAAAATCATTACCTTGACAAACGACGGTTATAAAGAGCTTACTGATAATTTGTTAATATCATTGAAAAAACTTGGAATAGAGAAAGCATTAAAAATATATTGTATCGGGGATGAATCGTATAACTATTTTAAAAAGAAATATGTATTTAATGAAATCGAGCAGGTAGATAATATCAATGGTGATTATTTAAAAACATGGGTAGAATACAAAGCAGCCCAGCATAGTGATATTGAAGGAAAAAAACAGTGGGCAACTATCACTTCTTATAAAATATATGCTATTAACAAAGAATTGGTAATGGGAAATGATGTTATATTTATAGATGGGGACATTGTATTTGAAAAAGACCCATTCAAGTATATGTTAGATTGTTTAGAAACCGATACAGAATTATTAATTCAAAATGACCAGCAAGACGGTATGACGCCTGCCATGTGTACTGGATTTTTCTGGATGAAATCGAATGAAAATACTATACGTATTACGAATTTTGATACAATCACAAGAAATATTGATAGCTTTCAAAACGATCAACAATATCTTAGACGGTTTGCTAGTCAGATGAATCATAAATATTTAGATCTTGGTTTATTTCCAAATGGGAAATATTATAGAGATCATGTTAATGAAATCGAACCTTATATTATTCATTTTAATTACGACGTGTCAGAATTTAAAATAAGACGAATGAAACAATTCAAAAAATGGTATATGGACGACGAGGTTAATAATATCGTTGAAATTCCCAAGTTAGTTACGTCTGTACATACTGTTGTAAAACAAAACAATGTCACTACAAAGTCTATATGTAAAATCAATGACTGTAATTCAATATGTGAATTTATCAAAATGCGCAATATAAAAATTAGACAAGGATATATAACACAAGTTGATGAACATGCTAATAAATTGCTTACACATTTAAATAGTGTATGTGATGTTAATAATATTAAAAATGTTATTGAAATTGGGTTTTTAGCAGGACATTCCGCTGAATTATTCTTAAAATTAAATAACCATGTAAAGGTTACAAGTATAGATGATGGGGCTTTACAGAGTGTTAGCGCTGGAAAAGAATATATTGATTTAAATTATCCAAATCGTCATACGTTGATTAAAGGTAATAGTAATATTATTTTAACTAATGATAAATTTAATGTTTCACAATTGAAATATGATATTATTTTGATTGATGGTAGTTTTAAATATGATATAGTAAAGCAAGACATTATTCTATCAAAAAAATTAGCACATTCTGATACTATTCTTATTATTAATAATGTATTGAAAAATAAATTTTGGATGAAATATTGGACAGAAGAGGTATCTAATGCTACTGCTGAGTTAGTATCATCCGGATTTATTACCAATTTACATAATATTGACATTGATACTGGTAGGGGATCTGTAACATGTAAATATAATAATGAAACTACAGCTGAACTAAATACAGTAATTAAAAGAGATAATCGTATTGTCATTAAGTGTGTTCGAACTGCTGGATTTTTTAGTAATTTATTAGGTATAATATATAACGCATATATACATATTATAAATGGGGTTGTACCCTATATACTATGGCAGAATCCCAAATATATGGGTTTCGATGATGATAATATATTTAATTATTTTTTTGAACAAGATAACATTGTTATTGACAATATTCATGATAAAATAGTTATTGAAAATGGATATAAATTATCACATATTTTAGAAATGGCAAAGGAGAATAATATTTCATTCAGACAACAAATGTCTAATATGTATAATATTGTATGTAAAGTAAAACCTGAATACCAAGCAAAAATAGAAAATTATGTAATTAAATTTAACTTAAATAATAAAGATGGACTTCATATAAGACAAACTGATAGATTTATAGGAGGTAAAGGATTAATATATGCTGGGCCAAATATGTATACTATAGAATCGTATATTAATTCTAAGTATATACGCAATTTTTATTTGGCAACTGATTGCGATGATACGTTTTCTTATTTTAAAAATAAATTTGAATGTTACTCGTATGCTTTAATTAGATCGCATGGTGTTATTGGTATACATCATAGCAATAAAATTTCTCCAAATAATAAACTAATCGCTGAAGAAGCGTTTATGGAAGGTATGTTACTTTCAAAATGTAAAAATCTATACCGTGTGACTAGTAATCTAACTATTTTCTCTCTTATTGTTAATCCAACAATGATGTATGAAGACCTAACGATTGTATTTAAAAATGAGATTATATCGGAACATAAACTAAATGATGATTTATATATAGAATCATTCTTATCCAAATAAACGAAATAATATTATTATAATAATATTATAATAATATAATAATAATATTATAATAATATAATATGAAATATTATTATATTAATTTAGACAGTGCGATTGAAAGACGTGTTCAAATTGAAAAGCAATTTACAGATAATAATGTAGAGTTTCAACGTGTACAAGCTATATTATATGATGAAAATAGTAAAAATATAAAGTTTGCCAAAGAAATTGCATGTCACAAGTCTCATATTAAAGCAATATATGAATTTGTTAATAATAGTAATGACGAATATGCGGTTATATGTGAAGATGATTTGACATTTGAATATAAAAAATATTGGAAACATAATAGTATAGAAGAAGTTATTAATATTTCGCCAAATGATATGGGTATTATTCAATTATGTATAATTTATGCACGGATAAATAAGCCAGAAGTGGCTTGGAAGTCACAACCAGATTTTATTAAATGGGGCACTATACCTGGCATGGGGTCATGCTTAAGTTATATTATAACACGTAAATGTGCTATAGAACTATTAAAATACTATTGTAAGGGTGGATCAAATATAAACGATATAATAATATCAACTATTGCCGATTGTAATCATGGCGGTGTTTATATGAATGTTAATAATTTTACACAGTTTACATCATATACATATAAATATCCAATGTTTACGTATAGGGATAATAATGATACACAACTTGGAAACTGTTTAAATAATCAGGAATCATCTAAGAGACAGGTTCGTTATTTTCTAGAACATTCCACGTAAATCTGATTGATCCATCATTTTTCTGATATAGCGTATATATAATTATTTCGTAAAATGTATATCATTATTTATATTTGTGTAATATAAATAATGATATACATTTTTTATGAAGGAAGAGATGGGAATAGAGTATTTCAATATATTTTTGCTAGATATATTTCGTATTTAACTGGTCAAATAATTAATGACGAAATCAAATATTATATATATACAAATAATAATGTTATTCAATTTATAGGCAAGGAAAATATTAATTCTACAAAATCAACTGTTGCCAATATTAACATTGTTAACAGTAATGACGAGAATGTATTTTTAATTACCGATAATAATGCTGAATATACAATTCAAGAATTAATTCAAAATAAAAATTTATTAGATGGAAAAAACATAATTTTAGGGAAACGAACCGGATACTATCAACATAGTATATTATATAAACATCATACTAATTTTATTTCATCCATTATAAATTATCCCCAACCATCTAGTAATATTTACGATGATAAAACTGTTGTTATACATATACGTCTAGACGATTTTCATAGAAATGGCATTGATTCTGAAATATTATCTTTCAATTACTATGATAATATAATCAAAACATTTCAATACACCGATATTCATATCGTTTATAACAATCCAGAAAATAGTTCATACAAAAAACGCATGTTTCAAAAATTGGGTACGACATATTATGAGGAGGAATCCAAATATTTAAAATATTTTGTTTCAAAATATAATGCCAAAATGGTGGCTTCGGATATTTCATCAGATTTTAAATATTTCCAAATGTTTAAACATATAATATTATCAGCAAGTTCTTTTGGATTCTGGGCAACTATGAATATTCCACATAAATGTGTAGTTCATATCCCAACACACAAACAATGTAATGCGACTTGTAATACGAGTGATATGTTGAAATGGTGTGGGCATAATGTAATTGAATATCCAGACGTAAAATTTGTTAATTTTAATGAAAAATAAATTTATTTGTTATGGTACAATATAATAACAACAATTCTATATTGTTATTATATTTTGCTATCATTACATATTTACGCATTTTATTTTTACACCACTTTAATTTTTAATGGGATTTGTCTCATTTTTCTTTTTAGACGGTGTAAAAAATTTAAATAAAAACATATAATATAATATAATATGAATTATATTAAACCAATTTGTATTGATAAATTTAATATATATGATATTTTTTATAACGATAATAATGAACTTATTATTATTACACCATATATACCAAATCCATATACTATTAAATATATTACAAATGAAAATGATATATTAACATTTTATTTATATAAATGTCCTCATAATCATACTTTTGTTTATAGTTTAAATATTAATTATTTTGAAAAAATAAAATTAATGATTAATGATTGTATTATAGAAACAAATGTTAATAAATACCCCAATTTCAAAGATGAAATTATATTTTCAACTATTGTTAAAAACGAAGATGATTTTATGATACCATGGATTGATTATCATGTAAGATTAGGTGTATCACGATTTATTATTTATGATAATAGCATTAATTATACATTATCTAATATATTAGACGATTATATTAAGAAAAATATAGTTTTACTAATAAAATGGGAATATCCATATATTAATAAGATAAGTGGCATCAGTGGTCAAACAACACAACAAAATCATTCAATTTATGCTTTTAGAAATAGTAAATATATTGGTCTTTTTGATATAGATGAATATGTAAATATACAAGGTATATCAAATATACAATACTTTTTTGAAATGTTAATTATAAAAGAAAATATAGATGTAGATAAAATAAGCAGTTTTAGATTTTTAAATAAATTTTTTTATAATCCAAATAATTTACCTGTAAATAATAATAATTTCTTGAAAATTTTTAATTGTGACAATATAACAAAATCAGGACGTGAAAAAAATTTTGTTTTACCAAAAAATGTAATTACATTTTCTGTACATATGGTAACTTTAGGAAAACCAATGTACACTATACATGAAAAATACGCATATTTTAATCATTATTACTATTTAAATAAAAATACTAGAGGTAGAAATAAAACAATGTTAATTGATGATACTATGTTATCACATTTACGTGATTAAAATAATTATATACTATAACT